ATGGCTTCATTGAAAAAAGATATTAAGGAAGAGTTTGGAATTCCTGTTGCTACGATCACTAAAGTTGCAACAATTGTTCGTAAACAAAACCTTTCTGAAGAAGAAGATAAATGGGAAGAAATCAAAGAATTTGTTGATGCTTGCTCATAATTAATTCGGCCAAAGTTATATGGCTTTTTGACCCTGCATGAGAATTATCTGGTGCAGGGTCTTTATGTTTCTCAATGTCCAGATGAAACTTTACATAATCATCTGTCAGTTCTTCAAGCAAGGGTTGCAGGTGTGGAAAACAACAATTGTGAATCACAGGTATTTTAGCACGTTGGCACAGTAATATTTGTTTTGCCACTGCCCCGCTCCACATTCTTTGTACTACTTCTCTTTCAGAAAAATACAACATACCAGCCGCATGCCAAGCAGCTTGGTGTTCAGATGTATTCTTACGTTTATTGCCTAAAATTTGCTCTGAAAGTATCCAGTTTCTATAATACTTTTTATTTTCTAGCACATGATTAGCTACAATAAATCCTTGCCAGTGGTCTCGTCTGAAATCCCATACCTGCCAGCGATACTCGCTTGTATGACCGATTAGTATCAAATCAGGATTTAGCTTGACAGCTTCTTCAACTTGTGCTGTAATAAGATACTCAGAAGCACCACTTTGTGCTAAATTTTTTAATTCAGCATTTAATGCTTTTTTAATAACATATGGATAAGCTTGTTGTTGATCACTAAGCCCTTCTCCGTGTGTATAACTATCTCCGCAGGATACAATTAACATGAGTAGTGAAATCTTTGTTGTAGGTAATTCATGGTCTGCTCCTTGTGATGAAGCACCTATTCCAGTATTTGATATACTCGGCTTAAAAAACCGATGGGAAATTGCTGGAATTACACTAGATGCACAAGCAGAATACATCATTGACAATGATTTGACAAGCAGATTTAAGGTTATTTGGTTAATTGGACATCATCATAGAGCTGACCCCGAAGGTACGGGCAAATATTTATTACCTTATCCGTGGGGGCATTTAGATCAATACGGTAGCTTGGTAAGAGACTTGTGGTTCAAAAAGCTAACTAAAATGCCTTGGTATAACAGAATATCAGCACTTTCTATTAAAGCAGTTCTAAACGGTGCTAATCCCGATAATTTAATGATGATTCCCATTTATAGGCCTAATACTTTAGAACATAGATGGTTTGCTGATAATCCATGTGTATGGGATTTTTATTTAAGAGACTTCGCTAAAAAAGAAGGTAACTTAGGATACGCAGGACATATGAACCAGAAAGGTCACAAAATGCTTGCACCTATGTTAGCCTCGGAGATTTTTGACAGATGGAAGATTACATTGACCCCCGCTGGCGCGACGCAGTTGACATCGGATTTAATGAGAATATCGCCCGAAAAGCGTCCAGTATAGTAGAATATTGCGAGAAAAACTACATCCTTCATGGACATCAGTGGAGATGTGATTTTGCAGGTAAGGTTGCTATATTATTAAAACCAGGAGAAGGTTACGAGTGGCATTTTGATAATCTAGACTTTGCAGAACGTAGATTAACAAGTTCACGTCCTGGTAGATACTGGACTCATATGATTTATCTAACGGAAGGAAAACCCTTTGAGATCGGATCATGGAACCCCAAAGGATCGAGAGTTGAGCAAACTGACTTCTCTGCTCCAGAACCAGAAGAGATACTCGTCAGGATATTCCCCAAGCCTGGTAAAACGGTTCTTTTTCCATGCTTTATGGTTCACAGGATTCAGCCTCTTGTTGATAACCGTCGTTGGGCTTTTGTAGATTTTGTCGGTAGCCCAGATTATTTAGGAAAAACTAAAAAAGATTTAACACGTATATTTAATAGGTACTTTGATGAAAATACTAGGAGTAAGCTCTTACCATCACGATAGCGCAGCCGCTTCAGTAAAAGATGGATTAATTTTAGGAGCTGCACATGAAGAGAGATTCACTCGTAAAAAATATGATAATTCCTTTCCACATCAAACAATCGAGTGGTTAAGAAATACATACGAAGATTGGGAATTTGCTGCTTTCTACGAAGAATCTACCTACTCAGATTTTAAATCAGATATTCGTAAAATTACAAAAGCACAACCTGTACTAGTTGATCACCACGAAGCTCATGCTATGAGTTCAATTATAATGACAGATTGGACAGAGTGCGCTGTAATGGTTGTTGATACTGTAGGCGGAAAATTTTCTACTTCACTAGGAGTTTATAACAATGGCAGAATCGAATGGATCAAAAGGTTTCGTTATCCAAATTCTCTTGGGCTTTTTTATAGCAGTGCTACTCGTCTGCTTGGATTTGAGCCTCTCTCTGGGGAGTCTCAAGTCATGGCTGCAGCTGGATACGGTTCTCCTAAATGGTCTCAACTTATAAAAGATAGAATCATTAATTTAGAAGATGGCAACTATACTCTTCTGCATGATCTTCGCAGAGGCGCAGGATTCGGTGTACTAGACTGGGATGTAGCAGCTTCTGTTCAACAAGTTTTTACTGAGATAGTATACAATCTCGCAGATTGGTTATATCGAGAGTCTGGGATGACAAATTTAGCATACGCAGGAGGTTGTGCTTTAAATTGTGTTACTAATTCCTATCTAGCTCGATACTCAGCTTATGATAATATTGCTATACAACCTGCTGCAGGAGATGCTGGCGCAGCCCCTAGAGCTTTAGGAAATAGAAGTTTGCTCTGTGCTCCTATTGATGATACTATTGAGAGACTAAATAAGATAAAAGGTAGAGATAAAGATTCTTGGAGACCATACGCTCCTATTGTACAAGATAAGGAAGCAGATAACTTCTTTCACATGGTCAGGCCTTGTTCAAATATGTTATTCACCGCAGACATAAAAGAACAGTCTAACTTTAAAACTCATGACATGACTGGTCGAGTACAATATATTGATGGTTCTCAGCCTTATTTATACAAAGTTTTAGAAATAACAAGACAATTTGGCTACCCTATACTAATCAATACTAGTTTAAACGCTAGAGGTAAACCAATGGTTAACAAAAAAGAAGATTTAGATGAAATTCGATTACATTACTGAGGTTAAAACTGATACCTTAAAAACAGGGAGAACCTATCATACACCTGATGGTTCCTATCCTTCAATTACGACTATCTTAGGCAAAACCGCCGATAATACTTGGTTACAGAAATGGATAGAAAGAGTAGGCGAAGAAGAGGCCGCAAGAGTATCAAAAGAAGCTACAGACAGGGGTACTTTAGTGCATGAATACGCAGAACGACATTTCAACGGAGAAGATGTTTGGGATGATTTGCGTCAAGAAAGATTAGATGTTCGTCAAATGTCTAGAGATTTGATTCGTGCTACAGAACGAGGCGTTGAAGAGGTCTGGGGACAAGAACAAGTTTTATGGAGTAATAAATATAGATATGCTGGAAGAACAGATATGGTCGGTATTTGGAAAGGCAAGCCTACCATTATTGACTTTAAAACGTCAAAAAAGAAAAAGAACCAGAAACAGATTACGGACTACTACATTCAAGGCTGTGCATACGCGGTTGCGCACAACGAAATGTACGGGACAGGTATTCAAGATGTAGCTATTATCATGACTATTGATGGTGATGATCCTATTATTTTTGAGAAGTCTGCTGTACCGTTCTTACCGCTACTCAAAAATAGGAGAGCTATGTATGACAAGCTGCAAGCAGATACCAATACCTAAGCTTGAAGGTGTTGACGTAGACAGGATAATGTACTTCTACAAATTAGGAAATAAACTTTTCGCTGAACGCTATGGTATTCATAACTGGGAGTCTTTTGATTTAATTCATGACGAAACTATCTCTCCTATGATGAAGCATTTTCCAGCTATTGAACAATGGGTAGATACAGTAAAAAAATATACAGGTGTAAAAAGAATAAAGACTCTGTATTTTTCAATTTTACACCCTAAAAGCCACATCCCTTTTCACACTGACAGATCTAATGATGCCTTATCAAACTCCTTTATCACCTCTATTCGCACTGAGAATAGTTTTATAGAATTTGAAAATGATAAAAAGTATGTCTACAAAACTGGTTTTAGTTATATTCTGAGAACTGGAATACGACATCAAATTATGAATTTAAGTGATGATTATAGAATTACACTTTGTACTACACCAATTGGAGATAACCCTTATGCTAAGATGGATTCGTGAATTATATGAAGAATGGAAATTTGAAAGAGAGTTTGAAAAGAAAAAGAAAGAACTCTTAAAAGTCGATCCTTTTATTTATGAGAATGACTCTGATGAGAGAAAAAATTCTAATTAATTGCGGTGATAGTTGGCCAAACGGAGACTATTGCTGGATTGATGCTGACAGGGTAGATTACGAGGATACTTGGGATAGGTCTTTTTCTTATTGTAATATTTTATCAAAATATTTTAATTTTGATAAAGTTGAAACTATATGTTGCGGAGGACACTCTAATGATCAGCAGTTTTTCAATTTCAAAAATTTTATGAATGGTAATTGGGATTATTATTCAAAAAATAATACTCACGTACTATGGGGTACAACCTCTCTCACAAGATATTTTTTAAATTTTAAAACAAGATACCTCTCTAAAGAGGATAAAAACTTTTATAGGTTTCAAAAACAGTATCTAAGTGATGAGTTTCAGCTTGCTTGTTTAATAACTGAATTTAACACTGTGAGAGAGCTATGCAATGCTCACGGAATTACCTTAACGGTATACAACACTTTTAATCATTATAATATTCCTCATGCTTTATTTAATGGAGTTGATCTTTTGTCCCTATTGACTGATAGATTTGATAAATCCCATCGAGAATCTAATTGGAAAGATAACGATGAAAAAACTAATTATGCTGTTCAAAAAGGATTTCTTGATCCTAAAACAAAACATCCTAGCAGACAAGGAAGTAAGAAAATAGCTTCGATCATGATACAGGAACTTTTAGATGTCTATTCGTAGAATTAAAAAACCATTACTAGCATTTTTTGACAAACATTCCTTGTCTGATGGTGAGAAATCTTTTATATTAGGTTGTATAGAGGCTCAGAAAAAATATCCTCAACTAACACATAGACAGTGGCAAATTGTTCTTGAGATAAAATCTAGATATGAAAAAATACATACCGAAAGTTAATTTTGATAAAGGACTTGTGTATTTATTTGGATATAGTGGTTCTGGGTTGAACCACCTAAGAAATTTAATTCTATTATCTGATTCATTTGATTTTCTTAACATTAATGATCCTCAAGACAGGTGCAATTATATAGTACAAAAAGTTTATGACAGAAGTTTCCAAACTTGGTATCGTGCTGAAAGAAGTCATAGAGATTCTTTACATCACAATCCTGTGCAAGCCGATCATAATGTTTGGGATATTGATGATTATAAAAAAGTAAAACTATTTAAAAATATTTTTCTTGATGCATCACCTACATGGTGTATAAGACACTTTTTTAAACTTAATGCGCATTTAGAAGGTGTTACCTCCAAGCATTTTCTTCACAGTGTGGTTGAAAACAGTAAAATTATCAAACAAGAGTTACCAGATGCTCTAGTTTTAAAACATACCTTTTTGTGCGAAAAAGAACTTTCTTCAGATTTTATCAACTCAGTTGAGGAATTTTTAAATATTAAAATACCTTTTTCTCAGGCTAGTCAAGTCCATGAATCTTGGTATAATATGAACATGAAAGCTGAAAAAGACTTCCTACAGTCTGTTGCAACAATATACGGAAGAGAGAAAGACTATGAGTAAATATCCAGGAGTTAAAAGACTTCCTAGCGGAAAAATCTCATACAGAGGTACTACATTTAATGGATTCAATAAACCACGCAGATCGAACCGTGCTGGAAAAAAAGGCATGGTGCTCGCTAAAGAAGGCGATAGAATTAAACTTATCCATTACGGAGACAGTTCTATGGGGCACAATTATAGCCCTGAAGCACGTAAGAGCTTCAAAGCGAGACATGCTAAAAACATCGCTAAGGGAAAGATGTCGGCAGCGTACTGGGCAAATAAGGAACTTTGGGCTGGGCCAAAGGGGTCAAAAAAATCCCCACCAAAATCACAAAAATACACAAGAGGACTCAAACGCCGATGACAGCTGGAATTGGGCCGATTGAAAAATATAAGTGTGCTAAGTGCGGTCATGATTGTCACTGCGCTTGGGATCAATGCGATTGCGCATGTGACGTATGTGAATGCGGTAGAACCGCTAATAGTAAGGAAGATATTCCTTCATCATTTTTTACAGCAACTAACTCTTAATGACACAGATAATTAAATTTAATCTGGTTCAAGACTTTCCTGAACAGTTAGTCTTACCACCTCTACCTTCCAAAAAACTTATTCCAGACTGGTTTAAGAAGATACCCCCACATAATGAAAATGATATAACTGTAAAAAAGTGTGTCCCTTTTATTGACGCTATGTCAGTTGGATATACACTGCTTTCTCATATGGATATTGTTATTGAACAAAGACCTGATGGTGAGATGAGAACTCACTTTCTTGATGACGCACATGAAAAGCTGGTTAGGCGCTGGCCTCCCATCGAAACCCACCCACAAAGACAAGTTCCTGGCTCTCCAATGGAGAACTATACTATTCTTAAATATATGAGTCCTTGGATTATTGAAACTCCTAAAGATTACTCACTTTTATTCTTACCGCCTATCAATAGACTTGAGATTCCGATTGTACCTTTAGTAGGCTTAGTTGATACTGATACTTATTACAATAATGTAAATATTCCTTTTATACATACTATGCTTGAACCTAATGGAGAAAAGCATGTTATTCCTGCAGGCACTCCTATGTGTCAGGTTGTTCCAATAAAAAGAGAAGAATGGAAAGCTGAATACACTTGGTTAGATAAAAAAGAGTTAGCTAAACAAGAGCAGAGTAGAGAGACTATGCATAAAGACAGAGATGATTGGTATAAAAACCATGTTCATTCAAAGAAACGTTATGACTGAATGTCTCATTATAGGTGCTGGATCAAGCAAACCAAAAGCTTCTGCATACTCTCATTTATTCTCTATTAGTGCAAATTTACATTTTCCAAACGCTAATATTATATTTGCACAAGACGATCCAATATTAGACCACATTTTAAGAAAAGGAGTTGATGGGTTTAGGACACAACCTGTTTTTACAACTCCGCAAAAATATAAAAAATACTCAGATCACTTTAGGTGTATAGAGTTTGATTATCGAAAAATTTATAACTGTGGAAGTTTATCCTCAGGACTAAATGCTGTTGTTTTAGCACAATTTTTAGGTTTTTCTCATATTGTATTAGCAGGCTTTAACTTTGCTGAAAAAGATTCAAACTATGCAGATATGTTTCAAACTATTAAAGGTAAAACAACCTATACTTTTTTATAGAAAGGAGAGACTATGAATCTCGCAACATTACGCAAAGAGATTGAACGGGATGAAGGAATCAAGTATGAAATATATTATGATCATCTTGGTTATCCAACATTCGGTATCGGACACTTTGTTAAAACTGACGACCCAGAATTTGGTCAACCAATTGGTTTTCAAGTTTCTGAAGAACGCGTAGCTGAAGCATTTAATGATGATATGGAAAGCGTTCTTAAAGACTGTAAAAAACTGTACTCAGATTATGATGAACTTCCCGAAGAAGCCCAGCATATTATAGCAAATATGATGTTTAATATGGGATATCCTAGAATGTCGAAGTTCAAAATGATGAAAGCTGCTGTAGACGCCCGTGACTGGCAACAAGCAGCAGTTGAAATGAAGTCTTCGCTTTGGTATAAGCAAGTGACTAATCGCGCTCAACGTCTTTGTGACCGTATGAGTGCCATATCTTAAGGAGAAAATTAATGAAAAAACTACTATTGGCAGGAGCTATGCTTCTGACAACCCTTTCTGCTTCTTTTGCAGCAGAACCGTTTAAGGTCGGATTCGTATACGTTGGACCTGTAGGGGATCATGGTTGGACCTATATGCATGATAAAGGTCGTCAGCAGGTCGAAGAACACTTTGGCGATGCTGTTGAAACCGTATTTGTTGAATCAGTACCAGAAGGTCCAGATGCAGAACGTGTTATGCGTAACATGGTTTCTGAAGGTGTTGATATGATCTTTACTACATCATTTGGTTATATGGAACAAACTGTACGAATGGCTAAAGAAAATCCAGATGTTATTTTCGAGCATGCAACAGGTTATAAAACAGCTCCTAACCTTTCAGTCTATTCATCACGCTTTTACGAAGGACGTTATGTACAAGGCGTAATTGCTGGGCATATGTCAGAGTCAGGAAAAGCAGGATACATCGCCTCATTCCCAATTCCAGAAGTAATTCGCGGAATTAATGCATTTTACCTTGGTGCTAAATCAGTTAATCCTACTTTCGATATTGATGTCGTATGGGTTAATACATGGTATGACCCGCCAAAAGAAGCAGACGCAGCAAAAGTCTTAATGGCAGGAGGTGCTGATATTATTACTCAGCATACTGACTCTCCCTCACCTCTTGCAGCTGCAGCAGCAAACGGTATTAAAGGTTTTGGACAAGCATCGGATATGATCAAGTTTGCCCCTGACACACAACTTACTGCTATCCTTGATGAGTGGGGTCCGTATTATATTGCCCGCGTACAAGCAGCAATGGATGGTACTTGGACTGAAACTAATACTTGGGGTGGTATGGATACTGGTATGGTTGCTATGGCTCCAATGACAAACATGGATCCAGAGCTTGCCGCTCTTGCTGAACAACTTGCCTACGATATTGAAACAGGCAACTTTAAGCCTTTTGGTGATGCAGATGATGGTGCTCTTGCTACTATGATGAACTATGTTCCTGGTATTGACGCCCAATTGCCAAATTAAAATATGTAATAAAATTGTAACAGATTTGTAATATAATGTATTAGTGGGAAGAAAATTATCTTCCCACTTTTCTTTCAAAGGAGAAATCAATGAAAAAAATCTTACTAACTATGGGCATGATGCTTTTGGCCTCGACTGCACAAGCACGTGACTACATCTCAATCGCAGGATCGTCAACGGTACTTCCGTTTGCGACAATCGTTGCTGAAGAACTCGGCAAAAATCCAAACTTCAAAACACCAGTTGTAGAATCTGGCGGATCGTCTGTCGGTAAAAAAGGTGTTTGTGATGGTATTGGTACAGAATTTATTGATATTGGTAATGCGTCTTCTCGCATGAAGCAGAAGGAACTTGACTATTGTAATGCAAACGGTGTGACACTTACAGAAATCAAAGTGGGTTATGACGGAATCGTCTTAGCACATTCAGTAGACGGTAATCCATTGAACATTACTCGTGCAGAACTCGGTATGGCATTGACTGCTGAAGTTCCTGCATGTTATGAAGGTTCAGGACGTAACTTTAACTGTGACCAGTGGATTAAGAATCCATTTAAGAAATGGTCAGATATCAATCCCAACTTGCCTGACACTGCGATTCGTGTCTATGGTCCACCGACAACATCTGGTACTCGTGCATCATTTGCAGAGATGGTAAACCAGAAAGGTTACTGTGGAAAAGATAAGATTGCAAAGGCCGCATCAAAAGCACGTGGCGACAAAAAAGGTAAGAAGTGTCGTACAATGCGTACAGACGGTGCTTATGTAGAAGCAGGTGAACAAGACAATCTGATTGTT